TAGTGACTGGCAGTCTGCCGTAGGGCATGGCATTATAGTTGGCACGCTAGGGTCTGCAAGCCCTGGAGCGGGCAATACGGTAGATAACTTTAGTCTCACCTACGAGCCGCTGGGCGGAGATAGCGTCGGAATTATTCAAGGATAGGGAGGTAATTTATGCCAAAGGTATACGGGAATAAGGAAGAAAACGTACGGAAGAGTCTGTGGGAAAAGTTGCTGGAAGAGAATGCCGCAGTTCCGACTGTGTATTTTTTCAGTTCCGAAAGTTGCTCATTCTGCGCCAAGGCATACCCATATGTTGAGGCAATGGAAAAAAAGTACGAGCCGTTCGGCGTGCAGGTTGTACAGATTGATGTTGAAAGAAACGATGCACTACGAGAGGCGGCAAATGTTTCTAATTATCCCCAGTACTTTTATGCTGAAAATGGTATTGTCCTTGGCGATGCGATTGGGTGGGAAGATGCTTTCAGGACAAAACTAGAAGAAAAACTTGGGCTTACCACTTCACACAAGACTCAGGGCGGTCTCTCCTATGATGGCGAGCCAATGGGTTCTGTCTCTGGGTGTGGAGATACTGTTTCCCAGTCTGCTGAGATTGCTGCTGGAATTCAAGAAGCGATGGATGAACTTGAGCAGCGACTTAAAGATCACATTGATCTTGCCGTAAACCGAATCTCTCGTTCAACAAAGTGAAGCGACAACTCCCCATAGTTAAAAGAGAAAAACGATCTTGCGGCACTTGCACAAAGTGCTGCGAAGGGTGGCTGTCTGCCAATATCCTTGGCGAATGGATGCAGCAGGGTATTCCGTGTCAATTTGCCCAGCGCGGAAAGGGGTGCGCGATCTATGAGGATCGTCCAAAAGATCCGTGCGTTGGCTACAGTTGCCTATGGCTTAAGGATACCAGCATCCCTGAATGGCTAAAGCCAGAACTAACAAATGTTATTATTGACGAACACTTTATTGAAGGCATTCCGTACATCAGGGCAACAGAGGCTGGCGCAACCATAGGCTCAGACGTTCTCACTTGGCTTATTAAGTACGTCAAGGTAAACAACAAGAATCTGTACTGGGAACTAAGCGGCGGAAAACATTGGATTGGGACAAGAGAGTTTCAGGCTGCAATGGGCGCAAAACTGGGACAGCAAGTAATGGGGAGTTGAAATGGGATCAAAGCCTTGGGATTTGCTTAATCCAAATATCGGTCGCGTATCTGAAGAGGTGCTAGAAAAGCGCCTTTCAATCTGCAAGGGCTGTGAGTTTTTTATCAAAATTACAAAACAATGTAAGAAATGCGGGTGCTTTATGCGGCTAAAAGGGTCACTTCCGCATTCAGAATGCCCCGTTGGTAAATGGGGCAAGGAGGAACAGGCGTGAAAGAAGTTCAGGCAGCCCTCGCTGAACACGCGCTGCTGGAGTACGCATCTGGACAGCCACGAGACAAAAAGGGACGCTTCGGCAGCACGGGAAGCAGTGGGGGTGGCGGAGGCGGCGCAGCAGAGTACAGCGACCCAACACTGTTTCAGACCCCAAAAATTGGCATTGTTTCTACTGACCCAAGTACCGTTGGGCAGATTCAGACACTCAATTTAGGCGTCTTGCCCGCGAAGACGACAAGCGCAATCAGCACGATCAAAGCGACTGAGCCGAAAGGCACGCTTTCAATGCACACCACTGCTGAAGGCAAACTAACGGGGGAAAGGGAGTTGCTGCACACACAACTTGTCTCAAGGCAGGTGATGAGTCCATCGCTTGTCAGCGAGCGCGGGGTTGCTCGCGACGACGGGAAGCCAACGCTTGTCATCATGGGCGGCGGAGGAGGGTCTGGCAAGACAACGGTGCTTAAGAAACTTGAAGATCGCAGTGACCCAGAGGGAATTGCAATGCGCCGCGCAATTGAGGACGCTGGCGTTCGCATTCCATCGCCAGCGTTAAAGCCGAATGACGACGGGACGACAACACTGAGACCAACTGGAACAGCGTCAATTATTAACTCAGACCATGCCAAGCACGGTATTTGGGGCGCAGACAAAGAGGCTCGCGCCGATAGGATGGTTCCTACCACTACTGGCAGCAAAGCGCGGGTAACAGCGGCAGCGCGAGTCCACGAGGAGTCTGCGGTTGTCGCCCAGCGCTCGCTAGAGGTAAGCATCCACAGGGGTGGAGACATCATTTTTGACGGAACTGGGGACGGAACTCAGGCTAAACGCGAGGGAATCTATCGCGCCGCATCAAGCACCCATGAAGTTGTTGGCGTGTTTATCACCACAAGAATTGGCACAAGCCCGACTGACGGTATTCGCGGCACAGTAGCGCTAAGAAACAAAAAAGCCATTGAGGTCAAAACAACTGACAGCACGGGATCGGCAAAAATTAAACGCAATGTGCCAGATGCGGTGGTTACGGATGGTCACATAAAGGCTAACGCCGCGATTATTCAGGGCGTCAGCGGTAGCACGCGCTCATGGGATAGGGCAGTCATCATTGAGCGCGTTCCAGACATTGACATTAAAACAGGAACGCAGAGGACGTTTACATCGTCGGACGGGCAGCCACCGCAGCCAAAGTTCACCTATGTCGTGGCTGCAACTTACAACGCGAGGGATGGGTTTGTGGAAACCGCAGCAGGTCGCGGAGTCCGCAGCCGCATAGAGATTCGCGGAAGGGTTGACAGCGAAGGAAAGCCCAGAGAACTCACCAACGCAGAAAAGATTGTGTCATTTAACGAAGCCGTAGACCCAGAGTCAACAGGAATCCCTCCTGCGCCAGTTGAATACGAAGACCTGATCGCCATGTGGGTTGAGGTGCTTTGCGGATGCGAAAAAGAGAAATCAGACGTTCTCAAGCGGAACCCACAGGCATCTGACTATTGGGACTACATTGTCGTTGAGGTCGCCGCAGCGCCAGAAGACGAGACCATTGACATCCCCTCAGAGCCATCGGAGCGCAGCGCCGAACTCCAGAGCGTCTACTCAGTAGGCGTTGCGGATCAGGTTCACATTGATATGCCAATGGGTGACAGCGGGATCAATCTCGCCGAAGCCAACATGGTGCTGCCAGCCCATGCAAATGCTCTGTACGACGCTTACGAGACCATTGCCAAGCGCCACGGGAAGTGGACGCAGCAGGGCAGCGACGGGGCAAATTACGTCACCGTCTCGCCCTTTGCCTACGAAGGTCGGATGTGTTCAACGTGCGCGTTCTGGGTCAGCCCAAACGGTTGTGAGATCGTTGAGGGACTGATTAGACCGCAGGGTGGATGTAAACTAAACATCAGGGCTGCTATCAAAGAGTCCGAGACTGAAGAAAAGGACTGAATGAATGCCAGAAATTGAAGAGTTGGTGGTTGCCGTTGAAGGCGAGCCACAGCCAGAGATCGCAGAAGTTACTCCCGAAGCGGTAGAAGCCGCACCAGAGGTCACAGAAATCGCTCCAGCCGCTGAAGTTGAGGCTGAACTTGAGATTCCTAGCGGAGACGAGGCAGAGGGTCTCATCATGGAATCCGTTGAGCCGACAGGAAGCATCATTGATGTTCTGCTGATTCAGGCTGGGATGAGCAAAAACCGACGGCGGTATTCAGAAGCAGTACTGCGAGAGTCGGTTCCACTCTTTGAGGGTGCGCGTGCCTTTGCTGGCAAGGGAACTGACCACAATCCAGAAGAGCGCGGAGTCAAGTCGCTTGTCGGCTGGTACACAGGCGCTCGCTGGGTTCAGGATGCCCCGCATCCAACAAAGAAGAATGCAAAGGTCTCTGGCGTTGCCGCCAATTTCCATATTTCAGAAGCAGCCCCATGGCTCCGATCAATGATGGCAGACGCTATCAAGCGCGGGAAGCCAGACCTTGTGGGCTTTTCTATTGTTGGTGACGGTGAAACGTCAGTAGTGCGAGAGTCGCGCCAGCAATACATTGATGTAACGAAAATCAACACCATTGAAAGTGTTGATGTCGTTGTCAACCCTGCTGCGGGTGGTATGCCTATGCGTTTGGTAGCAAGCGCTGAAGCAATGCCACAAGTTGATTGGGTTACTATGAGCAGGGATGAAGCAGTTCGCTTTATCGCTGAAGGTGTCGTCCTGCCTGAAGAACTCAAGCGGGCGAGAGAAGATCTCTACGAGCAGTTGCTTGCAGAGGCAGTTGATGCGCTAAAAGCGCAGAAGGAGAACGAAACAGTGGAGAACCAGACTGAGACCCCTAGCGTTGAGGTCGTGACCGAAAAGATCGGCGCGATTTTGACAAAGGCTCTCGTTGAGGCTCGCCTTGCTGGTGTCACGCTCCCAGATAGCGCCAAGAAGCGCGTTCGGGAGACGACTGAAGGCAAGGTGCTTGACGAGCAGCAGATTGATTCAGCGATCAAGGCGGAAGCCGATTATATCGCTGACCTAACAACCCCTGCCGTAGTTGACGCTGGCGCTGTTGCGACAGACGTCAAGTCTGAGCAGGATCGCGTGACCGAAGGGGTGTACGACATCCTCGCGGGCAAGAGCAACCAGTCCATTAAGGGTCTTTACGTTGACCTTTCGGGCGACCGCTCCTTCACGGGCAAGATTCAGGAAGGCTCACGACTGACAGAGGCACTTTCGTCCTCGTCGTTTGCTGAGATCCTTGGTGACTCCATCACCCGCCGCCTGTTGGACTTCTACAATCAGCCAAACCTTGATGGTTGGCGCAAGTTGGTAACCGTTGGTTCGGTTAACGACATGCGAACGCAGCGCCGCGTGCGCTTCGGTGGCTATAACAACCTGTCCACGGTGACTGAGGGCAGCGCTTACGCCGCCCTTACCAGCCCAACGGACGAAGAGGCAACCTACGCGCCAACCAAGAAGGGTGGCACTGAGGTCATCACGATGGAAATGATCGTGAACGATGACCTTGGCGCAATCCGAGACATTCCACGCCGACTTGGGCGGGCAGCCGCGCAGAGCCTTCACGAGTTTGTCTTTGACTTCTACAAGGACAACGCAGCAATTTATGATGCTGTTGCGCTGTTCCATGCGTCGCACGCAAACCTTGGAACCACGGCGTTCAGCGCCACGGCTCTAAAGAATGCGCGCCTCCAGATGCTCAAGCAAGCCGACATGAGCAACAGCAAGCGCCTTGGCATTACGCCACGCTATCTCGTTGTCCCAGTTGACCTTGAGCATGATGTGTTCACAGTCCTGAACAGCATCGTCCTACCTTCGGGTGCGGGCGTTGCTGCTCCATCGGACGCCAACTACGCACGAACCTACGGGCTTGAGGTAGTCAGCGTTCCTTACTGGACAGACACAAACAACTGGTTCCTCTCCGCTTCGCCAATGGATGTTCCGACAATTGAGATCGGCTTCCTCAACGGACGCGAAGAGCCTGAACTGTTCGTGCAGGACGAGCCAACGAATGGCTCAATGTTCAGCAACGACAAGATCACTTACAAGGTTCGCCACATTTATGGTGGTGCAGTCCTTGATTATCGTGGTCTTCAGGGCAACGTCGTCGCCTAACTAGGGACGACATAGGGGTAAAATCTGAGGGAGTCGGGCGAGACCCGACTCCCTCATTCATCTTCGGGCGGCGGCAACGATACCCCTAGCGCTGTCGCCGCCTGAAGTCCAAAGGAGAAAATATGCCGCACATGGGATCGTATTCATCGGCGAATGTTTTGGCTTCTGCTAAGGCAGTGCTTCGCGATACGACTGGTACGGCAGATGCGCGCCTACTTTCGGACGCAGAGATTACAGAAAACATCTCCAAGGCAACGTACCGATATTCCAACGACCGCCCACTGGAGAAAATCGGCGCGCTCACGGCTGACGGCACGATTTATCTGAGTCTACCTTCGGACTTTACCGATGGGTTTAGCCGCATCGTGCATCTTGAGTCGCCAATAGACCACGTCCCGCCACAGTGGGTTGACGAGCGCGACTACCTAGTAGTTCAGGGGACTACCAACAGCGCAGCGCTGAGGATTCGCTGGACGCGCATCGCGCCAACGTCTGGCGACGCGCTTCGCCTGTACTACACAACGCACAGGACTTACTCAACGACAGCGGCAAGCACAACAGTTCTTGACCACGATCATTTCGCAGTTGTAGATCTGGTTGTTTCTGTTTGCGCGGCAGATATTGGCAACAAGTACGCACGAGCGCACGAGCCGATCCTTGGCGCAGACACATCAGACTACGGGAGCAAGAGCAAGGAGTGGGCAGACATCGCTGACATGTACATGCGGAGATACCGCGATGGCGTTGGCGTTGCTGAGGGAGAGAAGCCGCACGCATCAAACTGGATCAACTGGGATTCCCAGCCAGATCCAAGCCGCGACTACCTTTTCCACCGAAAAATGACCCGATGAGTTTTCGCGGACGAATTCAGATTGTTTTTCGCGACATCACTGGCTTTCGCAAGAAGTACACGCCACAACTGATTCAGGCGGCTCAGTACGAGGCGGCAAAGGCTGGAGTGGTCTACCTGTACCCAAAACTTGTCCGCAACACCCCTGTCGGATCAACCGCCATGCTGCGAAACTCCACGCTGTTTACGCCGCCTAAGTTCAATTTTGTCAACACTCACGGTCGCACGACTTGGGAAGTGACTTCAACAATCGGGGCGACTGGCGGCGCTTCGCTCTACGCGCAATTTGTTGAGTACGGGCGCGGAGCAGGTAAGTTCCCGCCAGTTGAGGCAATGAGGACGTGGGTTCGCAGGGTCTTAAGGGTGAAGGGCGTCAGGGAGATCAACAGCGTCGCCTTCCTTATCGGTAGGAAGATTGCCCAAAACGGCACGAAGGCGCAAATGTACAATAAGAAAACCGTACTGCAGCACCAAGCAATGGCGGAGACCCACATGAAGTTTGCCGCAGCGCGAGTGCTGAGGAACCCAGAGATGAACCAAGTGTCTACAGTCACAAGGAAGGGGTAGCCATGAGCGTTATCGGGGATCAGGCGGCGGCTCTAAAGACAGCAATTGAAAGCGTTGCTGACTCTGGCGTTGTCTACGACTACCAGCCGTTTCCAAAGAATGACTGGGCGCAGTTTGTCACGACGCTCACGGTGGTTATTGGGGGGCAGCGACAAGTACGAGCGTGGACGATCCAGTACGAAGGCGAAGATCGCAGGTACGAAGCCATCGGGATCGGGGCAGTAAAAACCATCCGAATGATTAACTACATCATCCGCTGCCACATGTCTTGGGCGCATCCCTCCAGCGATGGAACCTTCAGGGACATGCTGGAGTCGGTAGCAACCGCAATTGACAGCACCAGATCTCTTAGCGGCACGGCGCTTGACCACGATCCGATTACCATTGACCTTCCAAACGATGCTGCGCCAGTCATGATCGGCGACATAATGTGCCATTATGCTGAGATCAGGGTCGTCGTAAAGGTTGTTCAATCCCTGACAACAACGTAGGAGTAAATATGTCTGAAGTATCAAAGAGCATTCGGTATGTCGGGAGCGGCGACTTTGTTGTCGGCTACCCAGCCGCTGGTGTTATTGTTGTGACTGAGCGAGAAGCGGATGCGCTGATCGCAACTGGTCTTTATGAAGAGGAGAAGCCGCTCAAGGCTGCTCCAGTTGTCGCTGATGCAGCGAAGGAAGGTGTCAAGTGAGCATTGGAGTAAAGGTCGGTCGCCAGACTGCGGTCGGCACAGCAGCGGCAACAGTTAATACTGTTGCAGCAGACTTTTCGTCAAAACTCGTCAAGGCAAACGTTGCAGTTGAAGAAGTTCGCAGCGGTCAGGACATTCACTTCGCGAAGCGCGATGGCGTTTCCTACGAAGAGTGGACTGTCGGCGACAGCGCGGTCTACCACGACACGGTTGGCTACTGGCTTTCCAACGCAATGGGAACCCCGACCAACACCGCTGCTGGCAGCGCATTTACCTCAGTATTCAAGTTCACTGACGCGCCAAACGCTTTGACCCTAGAGACGACCCAGCCGCGTCGCGCAACTGAGGCGTACCAGATTCGGGACGCAGTTGTAGACAAGATGGGCTTCTCCTTTGAGGCAGATGGCACGCTTACCTACAACGTCAACGGCTTTGGAATTACACGCACAGCCCTTGGCTCAGAGCCGACATTCACCAACTCCGCAATCAACCCGTTTGTTGCGTGGAAGGGGCAGGTTGCCTTTAACGGCGTCGCCCTTGGTTCGTATGCCAAGTTGAAGAAGGGTACAATCAACATCACTCGCAACCGAAAGCCACAGTTCACGGTAAACAATTCGGTTAACCCAACGACATTCACGACTGGCTCCCGCATGGTGGAGTTTGACCTCACTTGCGACTTTGCCAGCGTTGGCGAGTTTGACAAGTATCGCAACGCAGAAACAGACTCGTTGACAATTCTCTTCACCCTGACTGACGGGACGACGATTGGTACGCCAGCCTTGTCCCCAACGCTTCGGCTGAAGATCGGCACTGCGTTCTTTGAGGATGCAGACATTGACACGAGTTCGGATCTTCCAGAGATCACGGTAAAGGGCAAGGCTCTTTACAATTCATCTGACGCTTCGCTGGCAGTTGTCACGCTTTACACCGCGACAAACTTCACCACAGCGTCTTAATAAAAACCAGAGCAGGGGAAAGGGGCGTTTATGGGATCGTTTAGGAATCTTGCTGTCCGCCGTTCGGCTGACACAAGGACAATTACGGCGGCGGACAAGCCAGAAGCAGTAAAGCCAGAAGATTGGCTTACTGAGGGTGAAAGCGTCACCTTCTGGGGAGTCTTGCCGCACGGTGTCGTTCAGGGCATGATCGCCGCAGGGAGCAATGCACGCATTGACAAGGGCGGCTCACTTGGGGAAATGGAATGGAACACTGCCGCTGCGCTAAGGGCGCGAATTATTGGCGGCATCGTTGACTGGCGCATCTTTGACGAGGTCGGCAACCTTGTCCCATGGTCTCCGCAGGGCGGAGAGGAACTTCTAGACGGGATTCCAAATCCTGTTTATCAGTTCTTGATGGGCGAGATCGGCAAGGAATCGCCGAAGTTGCTCTCAGAGGTAGATCCAGAGGCTGACGGTAAGAAGGGCAAAAAGGGTGAAACGCTGGGGGAAGCCTAAGCCGCGATTTAGCGGCATTGTTCAACGGGAAGACTGCAAATCAGCCGCAATGGTTCTCAGATGTTTTACTATGCGAAGAGTTCGGTTGGTCGTATGATGATCTCAGCGAAGCGCCGCACTGGTTCGTAGAGCGTGCGCTTGCGTACCTTTCGGCAAAAAGAAAAGCCGAAAACGAAGCGACGAGAAAGGCTGGTAGGTAGTCAATGCGTGAACAGATTGGCATTGATGTAACAGCGCGTGACCTAGCGTCCAAGGAGTTGGGTCGGGTACAGGGCGCAGTTACCAGCCTCGCCAAGTCAACTGGCGCTGCTGTTCCGCCAATGAACGCTCTTGGTGGCGCACAGATGGGCATGGCGCAAAAGGCGTTCTTCATGCTGCAAAACCTACAGTCTGTGCAGTGGGCAATCTCAATGGCGACATCTGTCATGCAGCCAGCGGTTGACGCCGCGAGGGACTACGCTGAGTCCTACACTAAAATCAATACAGTTCTTGGTGAGCATGCCCAGTTGCTGCACACTGCCGCTGAAACTTCCGCGAGGACAATGGGTCTTTCCACAAACCAAGTGCTGAAGTACGGTGGAGAGTACGCAAACCTATTCCGCGCCATGAAATTAAGCGAAGAAGAGTCGTCAAAGATGTCTCTTGCAACAATTCAGTTGGCATCAGACATTTCTTCGTTCAACAACATCCCGATGGATGAAGCACTTGCTAAGTTGCGTTCTGGTCTCGTAGGAGAGTACCTTCCTATGCGTACCGTTGGCGTTCAGATGAACGAGTTGATTGTTGGCGCTAAGGGAGTAGAACTAGGATTTGCGGCAACTGCAAAAGAGTTGACAGCCCAACAGAAAGTTCAGGCTCGTTTTGCAGTCATGACTGAGCAACTTGACCTAACCGTAGGGGACTTTGCAAGAACGCAATACGGTCTTGCAAACCAGCAGCGCGTTGCGGCGGCAGTGATGCAAGACAACATGATGAAGGCTGGAAAAGCGTTAATCCCAATCTTCCTAACACTTACTCAGGCAACCATCGGATTTATGGAAGTAGTTATTCCGATCATTCAAGTTCTTGGAACCCAGTTCCCAGCGATCATGATGGGAGCCGCCGTAGCGCTGATTTTCTTCGCGGGCGGTCTAGTGCCAGCAACAATGGCTGTATGGGGGTTTGCTGCGGCAGTATGGGCGGCAATTGTGCCGTTCTTGCCGTTTATCGCGATTGGCGTTTTGGTTACTGGGGCATTAATTCTTCTTGAAGAGAACTTTGGCTTCGTTACTGGCGCAATTAATCTTGTGTCTGAGGCAATCGGTGCTGTCGTAGGGTTTATCAAGGACTCGCTCGTCGTGGCAATTCAAATCCTTGCAAACATTGTCGGAATCTTTGATAAAGGGATGGCAGATTCTCTTAGGGAAATGTCCTACGAGGTTAGGGACATTGGAGTTCAAACAACAAAAGTGGTTGAAGCGACTGAGGAAGAGGCTCGCGCAATTGTTGCTCGCGGAATTCCTGGAATGGAGAACATTTCAAACGAGTATTTCAGCGCACTCCCTGATGCTGCTGGAAACGCAAAGGAAGAAGTGTTAAAGCGCACATCGCAAATAATGTCGGGAGTTGCTGATTCCCTTAAGAAAGGTCGGGACGAAGTTAAGAGCGCAAGAGACTTCCTTAAGGAAGCGATTAAGGAAGCAATGTCGCCAGCAAAAGAAAAGAAGGATCTTAAAAACTTCTTGGACTCTAAAGAACTTAGGAAGGCGCTTAAGAGCCAAGATGCAATCGTTCGCGCAGCGGCATTGTCTGCAGAGCAAACGGCAAAAGAGCGCCTATTTGCTCTTAAGAATAGCGTCCCCGACCTTGCCGTTGATGCTCAGGTCTCTTACGAGGACGCATACACACAAGTTGGCGAGGCGGTTGCTGCTGAGATGTTTGCCGCTCAAGAGGTTGCAAGGCTGGAGACAGAGAAGAGGGCATTCTTCTACGAGGCGTACGCCAAGCGCACAATGGATGCATACGCAGACGGGATTAGATCTGGTCGCGAGGGAGTGGTCGGAGCAGTGCGAGGCGTGCTAAACGATGTGTCAGGACTGCTTGAGGCTAAGTCTCCGCCAACAGTTAAATCGCCACTTCATGAGATTGATACTTGGGGAGAGCGAACGATTAATGCGTTCGGTGACGGCATGCGACGCGCAGGTGTCGCCTTGCGCCAGAGCGCTGCAGTTGCAGTTGCGGCATCGCGCCCAGCATTTGATGCAGCCCCAAGCATGGGTAGCGCTGGCTACGGATCTGAGTCTAGTTCAGTCGTCATTAACAACAACTTCCAGCCACAGAGCATCAGGAAGGACGAAGACATTCGTCGCCTGTCTGAGCGACTTACCACGCAGGTGCGGCTACGCGGCGGTCTCAGGAGCGGGTCGTCAACAACTAACCTTCTGATTTAAATGTCAGCAGTACTTTCAGTCACGGTTGGCGGGACAGACCTAACCAACTACATTTTGATGGAGACCTTCACGGCAGAGGCTGGCTCACGAGATTCCATTACAACCTGCTCGTTTGACATAAGGGACGAAACCAATACCATTGACATTAAGGCTGGCTCTCTAGTTGTCGTCAACTCTACGGTGACAATCTCAGCAACCTCACAAACAACGGCGGTTTGGCGCGGGTATGTCGGCAACATTACTTGGGCGTTTGATGGCGCAGCAAACCTTATTACGGTTGACTGCCAGAGTTCCAACTGCCTTCTAGACCAGAAGGCATATAGGAACAGGCTCGCAGAGCGCACTGGTCTTGGTAGGACGCGGGGGAATGACATCCAGTGGCTGCTGTCAAGCAGCACAGCATCAGAGGGATTTTCTCAGATCATTTACAACGCTGCAAAGATTCACCGCGTCAACGACGCCAGCCTTCCTACGATTAAATATGGCGGCAAAACGTTGCGTCAGGCGCTTGAGCGATTTTGCCTAAAGGCATATGAAAACAAGATGGTTTTCTGGGTTGACGTTCTGGGGGAACTAAATATTCAGCGTGTCGGTGCAAGCGTCAACCTTATTTTGAACAGCGGCTTCCAGTTGCCAAACATCCAGCCATCGGCATCCTCGTCAACCGCTACAAGTTGGACGCTTACTGCCAACACAAGCAGAAATACTATTGCTGGACAGAACTCCGATAGCGGAGGCGCTCCAACTCTTGGTGAGGACTACGACTACGGGTTGAAATGCGACGACAGTACGGAGGCTGCGACACAACAGGTTGCCGCCGTTGCTGGGGAGCGATACTACTTTAGCGCGTCAATAAAAAACGTTTCTGCGAGCAGAGCGGAGATCCTGCTTCGCTTCCGCGCAACCGCCAGCGGCGCGTACCTCAGCCCTACTACGACGATTACCACTGCGACCGTCGGCTCGTGGGTTCGCGTAGAGCAACTTGTGACAGCGCCAGCGACGGCTGCGTATCTTGAGATCCGCCTTGGCTATTCTGGGGCGACAACTGGATCGGTCTACTACGACAACCTGCAATGCCTCCATGAAGACGCACCGTTTGCTGTTAGCGATACCCCAGATAACTCGTTCACTTTTGCGCCAATGAATTACGAGGAATCCCTTGACGCAAGCGCAATTATTAACGCTGTCGCAATCAAGGGCGCAGAAACCGTTAAGGGAAGCAACATCTACACCACTTGGTATCAAGAGTTTGCTCCCTCTATCGCCTACTTCGGCAAGGTAAGTGGAACGTTTGTTGAGGATTCAGAAGTAACCAGCCAAGCGGAAGCGGATCGGGCAGCGGATGCAATCTTTTCTGAGTCCGCGATGCCACTTCGTGAGGGTACATACACAATCTCTTCCGACAGGCTTGGGTTCATCGTTCCAATTGTTGGAACATATCAGATATTTGAAATGCAAAGAATGCCTACGGCGCGACAACTGACAATCAACCGCATTGAAGCGTACTCAATCCTGCCATACGGAAACGGCGAAATCGTATACGAAATTCAGTTCGGAGCGCAAAAGGGTAGCCTCGCCTCTGCTCTCGCAACAGTCGGGTCTGCGCTTGTCGGAACAGCAAAGCCGCGCCTTACTGCAACAGCGTTCTCGCACAACATGCAGCAGAGCGAGTATGTATCTTCTGGTCGCCGCCTCACTGATCCGCAGGTAACTGGCGCTGCGGCAGAGGTTATCACTTCGTCATCACTTCCAGCGGCAAACACGCAGATGTCTGTCATCAGAAAGAACGCTACGCTGACCGTTGCTCAAAACCTGCCAGACCTTACAATTTATGCATCAGATTTCCCAGCGGGTACGCTCGTTCTGCTTGTGCCAGACGCAGGAGATCCGCACATCAGTGTGCCGACGGTGTACCGAAGCAACGGTGTTTCTGCATGGGGCGCATCAAGTACAGAAACAATCTTTGATGACGCAAAAGACATGGGCGTTGTGCCAGCGGGTGTCATCACTGCAGACTTAATTTTTGCTGGAAGCATTGACGCCAATCAAATCAATGTTGTAAACCTTAACGCCAGCGAGATCACCGCTGGGTCACTAACGCTTGACGGCTCGCAGGGTGTCGCAATTACATCTGAGCATTTTGCAATTTCAGCGAGCGGAATTGTAGATGCAAAAAGTATTAACGTAACCGACTCAACTATCGCTCCTGGAATTGTTAGCAGCAAGAGCGCTGCAGTTGGTGATTTCGCCGTGAAGGACGGAGAAACTGTTCAGATCGGTCACTGGCTGGAGGGGTCAACGGCAACCGTGACAATTACTGGAGTTACCCTAAACAGCCCAAGTGCTGGCTACACCAGATACACCGCCAATAATAGTTTCGTTGTAGGATCAAAAGTTGATATTACTGGCTGCGATCCCGAAACCCTTGATCTGCTTGGCGGAGTAATCTCCGCAAGAACCTCTACGACTTTTACCGTTAAAATCGCAATGACCGACACATACATCTCAGGCGGAACTGCAGTTGCATCTACAGCGTTCGGTACGTTCACAACCGATCTCTCAATTAACAACAACGGGATTTACACTCTTGGAAGGTCTTCCCTTGGATCTGGAAACGTCCACACCGTAAATGGCACGCTAAACGCCGATGGTCTTCAAATTAATGGAGTTTCAGTTGGCGCTGGTGCTTCTAGTACGGAATCGTTGGAAATTTATGAGAGCGACGGTGGCGGAGTATCAAGAGGAAGAATTCGTGGTAGCGCTGGCACTGCTGGTCGCGTTATCCTTGAGAAGACGGCGGGATTGGGCGATGTCACCCTGTATGTTGACGGAAGCATAGAGACTGTAAGTAGCGGAGACATAACCGCAGCGGGAGCCATAACCGCAGCGGGAACCATTAACGCGAACACCATAGTCGCGTCTGGAACCGTTAGTTCAAGCAATCTGCCTTCTTTTATTCGCACGGATGTCTCAACAAGTAGCACCACGCAAATTAATGCTGGCGCATTCCAAAGCCATTCGCTAACGTGGACTAGCACAGGGTCGGCTCCGTATGTTGTGGCAAGTCCATACATGACTGGGTCAACCTCCGTTGCTCTGGCGGCTGTGGTGTTTTCACAAGGCAGCACCACAGCGACAGTTTATCTTTACAACACAACTTCCTCCGCAACGACTGTTGGTCGCAGGGCGCAGGGCATTGCAATAGTCCCATAAGGAGAAAATATGCCAGACCTTAGTTTCTTTGGAGAAAACATGAAAGCATGCGCGATATACGATCCTGAGACGGGCGTCTTTGAGAGTATTATGGTCATGCCAGAAGCACAATGCGCTACCTACCAGACTGGAAACAATCTGGTTTTTGAGTGGATTGATTCACTGGATGTTGTTCCGCTGGATTTGCTTGAAAAAGGAAAAATTATTCGCAGGATCGGGGCTGGGCAGTACCAATTGCAGGATGCTGTCAGTTTAGATGGTAACATTGACAAATGACTACAAGCCAGAACAGCGAAATATTAAAGCGGCTTGACCGCATTGAGCGTGACCTTACTGAAATCAAGGTAGACCTTGCGGAAAGCAGGGGCGCGCTACGTCTGGCTAAGACCATCATTGGGCTGCTTGGGCTGACGGGGCTAGGCTCCCTGCTCGCTTGGATGCAGGGACAGGGAAAGTAGGACGAGGAATGCCAATTAAAGTAGTAACGCAGACAACGCTGATTGAGGGCAAAAGCACCAAGACAGCAGACGACAACTGGATGGATGATTGCGGCGTGACGAGCGCGGGGATGGCGCTGCAGTACGCAAGCAAAGGCGAGATCACGGTGACCCCGCAGGAAGCATGGAATGCGGGCAAGCGCGCAGGGCGTAAGGATGTTGACGGGGAAGGGTCGGGGACTAGCGCTCACGAATTGATTGCCACAGTCAAGCAGTTGGGCGGCTATGCCCAGTGGGTTCCCGCGTGGGCTGCCGCAAAGCGCGCAGCCGTTGACGGCGCTGCAATTGTGGTCAATGTTGAAGCCCCGCTGGGAATTCCGAAGCGTGTGTGGTCAGAGTGGCAAAAGAAGCGCCCCGCAAACAGTGCGCCCTATGGACACTGGTGCGTGTTGGCGTGTGAGGGCGGCGCGTGGGAGTACGCCGACCCGACGATGAGCGGCAAGGGGAAAGAGACTTACGGCAAGGCAATTTCGGAGCAGGAAGCAGATGGCATTGCCCGCTCCAAGACGCTCGTAAAAAAGACGCCTATCTGGATCGCGGTGTACGCTTCCAAGCCAGCCCCTAAAACGCCCGTAAAGCCGCCTCAGAAGCCCGCAGAGGCGAGCAAGCCCGTAGCGCCTATAAAGACAGCCCCAAACACCGTTAAAGCCGCACAAATCAAAGCGGCTGAGGCAGAATTGGCTTCAACGCTAAAAGAGGTTAAGCGGACGCCGCTAGGTGCGGCAAAGCGAACTCTCTGGGATCGCGTCGCACAACTGCAAGCAAAACTACTTAATAAGTAAGAAAGAATGGTAGAAATGAAAAAGCGACCTAAGCCAAAGCCAAAGCCAACAGGCTATTAACAAAAAGAAAGGTAGATCATGAATCTCAAGGAATTTAAGGCAGCACTACAGGACGCAACCCGAACCGCACTTGCAACGACTTTTGCCGTGTGGCTAGGTTTGGGCATTGATATTTGGAGCCTTGACACTGAGGCATTGAAGGCATTGTCTGCTGCTGGTATTGCAGCGGGCGTGCAGGTTCTGCTACGGTATCTACAGGCTGGTGGCGAATACGGAGTCGCAGCCAAGAAGTAAAACAAAAAAAGGGGGAACTAGGGGATGGCTTTACTAGACGCAATCAATGCTGCTCGCCCGACGAGCAGCAAGGCGGTATGCGGCGTTCGCCGTGTGCTGCAGGGACTCAGCGCGGCGGATTCGTCCGACCTTAAGTCTGCGCTGGACAATCCTGCCATTGAACACACTGCAATCGCCAAGGGCGTTGCAGTTGCTCTTGGCATAAAACTCGCGACCTCATCGGTGGGACGGCATAGGAAAGGGGAATGCTCGTGTCAGTAGAGGAAGAAATTCTTCGCGCACAAGTTGAAGGCGAGTTGCGGACGCAACTAAACGCCGCGCTCAAGAAATATGATTCTCTGAAGCGCGACCGCGATGACTACACCGAAGCAATCTTCCGCGCAGCAAAGTCAGCGGCAAGCGCAATGATTATTCCACCAGTCCAAGCGCCGAAAGCGGACAAACGCAGCAAGCAGCCAGAAACAGCCATTGCTGTGCTTGGTGACTTCCAGTTGGGTAAGTTGACCGCAGGGTACAACTCAGTGATCTGCGAAGAGCGAATTGACATCTACGCAGATAAGGTAATTAAACTGACGGAAATTCAGCGAGCCGATCACCCAGTCAACGACCTGCAAATTTTTGTTCTTGGCGACATTGTGGAAGGCGAGTTGATCTTCCCAAGTCAACAGTGGCAGTTGGACAGTTCGCTGTACCAGCAGACAGTCCTTGATGCGCCGCGCATCCTGACCAACTTTATCCGCAAGATGCTTGCAAACTTTAGCGGCAAGATTACTGTCCACATGGTCATCGGCAATCACGGTGCTATCGGCGGGTCTGAGCGTCGGAACATGAACCCAGAGAGCAACGCCGACCGCATGGCGTACCGAATCACGCAACTGCTGCTCAAGGATGAGAAACGGGTTTCGTTCAACATCCCAGACGGCTCAGGGGAGTCGCACTGGTACACGGTTGCCGAAGTTTTCCCAAACTACAAGGTGCTACTTTTCCATGGCTACAACCTGCGCGGCGGGTCGGGCTTCCCTTGGTACGGCTTGATGAAGAAGGTCGGCGGCTGGGCGCTGGGCGCAATCCCAGAGGTCTTTCACGACACTGACTTTGGACACTGGCATCAGCCAACGAGGGTAACGCTCAACCGCGTGACGGCGCGCTGCAACGGCAGCCCAGAGAGCCACAACACATTCGCGCAGGAGGCGCTGGCAGCGGTGGGTCGCCCATCTCAGGGTCTACGCTTCGTCCACCCCAAGCATGGAGTGACAGCGGAGTATGTAGTTTACCTTGACACGGATAACCCTGTGTTGCCACAGATAGGATAGGCAGAAGAACAGGTGTTGACCTAGGCGAACAGATCCCTTATACTCCACCGACTGCCGCAGAGCCGCAGCAGTCTTAGGGGTAAGGCTCACACGCGCAAGCGTGATAGGGGAATGAGGGGAACATGGCGTTCGCGCTTAAGCCCGTGCAGGAAGACTTCACGGCTATCAGCAACCTGAGCGACATTAGTTGGCGCTCAAACAAGACGACGGCGTTGATTGATTACGACGCGGCACTCGTGGCACTTCGTAGCGGTCAGGCAATTCGGCTTGTGGCAGAAAGTAAGGCAGTGTCATGGCGGAAGCGGGCAACGCTTCTACAGGCATTCAGGAACCTTGGCGTGGCGGTTAAGTCTCGCTGCGTACCAAACGCCGACGGCACTTATGAGGTGATCGTTGCGTTGCGAGGGGAAATCTGATGTCCCGCTGCTTTGATCCAAGTCATCGCTCGTATTCGGGCGACAAACTTTGGGATGAATGCCAGTGGAAATCCAACGCTGCGACTATCACGGGTAAGCGCCCGCAGATGGGGGAAGCGGCGATGGTCGGCAAGGCGGTTGACGCAGCGGTCTGTAAATTGATCGCTGGTCAACTCGCCGAAACGGATCGGGAAGTGGAATCCGCAGTGCATGAGGAAGATCCAGCCGCGTTGCGAGTCTGGGCGCTTGATGCAATGAAGGAGAAAGCCAACGCTTTGGTTCGGTGCTGGCAACAAGAGGTGCAGCCAACAATGCCAGATGTTTTTGGTACGCAAGTTGAACTGCACTGGGATTTTGAAGGCGTGACATACCACGCGCATCCAGACATCATTCTGTCTGACGGCTCGGTAATTGACTTGAAGACCAGCGAGCGACGCTTGGAAGAGCGCCGCGCAGACAAGGACTTCCAGTTGACCTACTACGCTTGGGGACTGTTTGAGGTTTACGGATCTCTTCCGCCGATGGTCGGGCTTGATGCCTTGATCTATGCGAACCCGCCGAAGGATGTGTTGGAGTGGAACCCAAAGGCAACGAAGCCTTGGTATGACAAGCAACGCAGCCGACGGCTAACGCTTGCGGTGGAGTCGTTCAGAACAGAGGCAGCGAAGCGCGAGAGGTCGCGCCAAGTTGCCAAAGAGTTGGACATGCATCTAACTCAGGGGTTTAACGCGCAGTTTGCATGCAATGGCTGCGCTTTTAAAAGCGAATGCCCCGCTTGGCGCGGCATCCAAGAGTAAGGAGGAGACATGGCAGTTAATCCGTTCAAGAAGGCACAGAATGTTGAGCCAAAGATGAAGGTGCTGGTCTACGGCGCTTCAGGAGTTGGCAAGACGTTCTTTGCGCTATCAGGCAAGGGAAAGATCGCAGTGATTGACACTGAAGGTGGCACGGCGCACTACGCTGGGCGAGAGGGCTTGCAGGACTTTGATGTCTTGCCGACCAAGACCTACAAGGACGTCAAGGCTGCAGTTGAGTTTGTCGCCGCAAGCCCAGAGACATACGGCACGCTGGTCATTGACCCGCTGACGGTGATCTGGGAGACGCTGCAGGACTCAGCCCAGATCAAGCGCGCTGCTGCAAACGCAGCGAAGGGGCGTGGCAACGGCATCGTTGAGGAGACAGACCTTGAGATGCTGGATTGGGGTCGCATTAAGCGCCAGTACAAGTCGCTGTTGACGGCAATCATTAACTTGCCGATCCACACGATTGTCATTGCGCGAGAGAAGGACGAGACAGAGAAGCGCGGAGACCAGATGGTTCGCATCGGCAGCAAGCCAGATTGCGAAAAGGGTACGCCGTATTTCTTTGACACCGTTCTGCGAATGTTCATTGATGGCGGCGCACGCAAGATGACGGTGATCAAGGATCGGACAGGATCAAATGACGCGAAGTCAGAGATCGTTGACCCAACCTTTGAGTCTGTCTTTGCCAAGGCGCTTGGCGTCAAGGGCGGCGTAAAGCGCGTCCAGATGGACGAGGCGGTAGCGGCTGCGCTGGATGCGGAAGAGGAGTTGGCTGACGAGGAGTTGGCTAACAACATCCGTATCGCTTTGGTGGCTGCTGGAGTTGACGGCGACGCGCTGCTCAAGTCTCGTGGCTGGGATTCGTTTACAGACATTCCAAAGCAAAAGGCTGAGGAAGTCTTGAAGTGGGCGCTCGCTAAGAGCGCAGAAGGGGGAATCTGATGGATTTCGCACACATCACGATCATGGGAAATCTGGGACGTGACCCAGAGGTTAAGGTTTCCGCTACTGGGTCAAAGTTCGCTCGCCTTTCGGTGGCGATCAATAAGCAGGTCAAGACTGATGAGGGCTATGAGAACCAGCCAGTCTGGTACGAGGTAGTTTGCTTTGGCAAGACCGCAGAGGCTTTGGAGAAGTTTGCACAAAAGGGCAGCAAGGTGCTGGTCACGGGCAAGCCAGAGCCACAGTCGTACACCGACAAGAGCGGAAACGTTCGCCACAAGATTCAGGTGGTCGCAACCGACGTTGTGGTCGCATCGGGGAAGAAGGATCAGGTTCAGCAGGTCGTTCACGACGATGAGCCAGATCTTTCATCGCTTCCGTTTTGAGTGAGGAGAAGAGAACCAGAGCCGAAAAGATCCATGACCTTCTGCTTGCAGCGGGTGGTCAGTGGGTCTACGGCTCTGAACTCCTCTCTTGGGAGGTAGGCGGTTCTCGCTACTCTGCGCGGATTGAAGAGTTGCGGAAGGCGGGGCATCATATTGAGTCCCGACCAGATCCACGACCAAGCCACGCGCTGTGGCAGTACCGCCTCCTCACGGGGGAGCAGCCAGCGCCGCTGCGAGAAGTGTGGCAGTGTCAGGGCTGCAACTCTGTCCAAGAGGGGCAGGTCGGGATGGCGACGCTTGCCGAAGACTTGAGGATCGGCGGGTGCTATACCTGCAAAAAGCAGCAGTCAGTTTGGAGGAAGATGTGAGCAGAACGAGTCGGCAATGGATGCGGGTTGATCGCGATTGGGACAGCAACACCAAGATCCGCAGGATTGGCATGGAGTTTGGGGCAAACGGCGTAGTTGCATGGTTTAGCCTTTTGGCTCGTGCGTGTCAGAACGATGGCGTAATTGGCGACGACTTGGATTTGCGTGTGGCGATTAGTTCGCCAGCCGTAAGTGTCAGTCAAAGCGAGGTTGATGTGATCGCCGACGGGTTCAAGTCCCTTGGGGTGGTGATCACAGGCTTGGCGGGGGGCTGGGTGGTGGCAAACTGGGATGAGTACCAGCCGCCAATGAACGCAATCACGCCAGCGTCACGCAAACGTCACCCTATCGTCACCGATAACAGTGACTCAAGCGTGGCTACAGACAGACGTACGGACGTACAGACAGACGGACAAACATCCATGGTTATAAAGCAGGAAACCAAAGGGAGTTATCGCACTTCTGAGAGCATCGGGAGCGTATTACGGAGGTTAGGGTCATGACAGACATTAAGAGTTGTGAATGGTGCGCGTGCATCGGCTGCAGCGAGGGAAACTGCTGCAATCACGGTGAATACACGGAAAGCGGACGATGGAACCCACGACAGCCACACAGGTTGGCGGTTCGGGTGGTGAGCGGGGAGCAGAATGCCATTGGCGGAAACTTTGTTGTTGAGGACGAGTTTGGCAACGTGTATCGCTGGGAAATTGACGAGACCAGCGACGAAAAGTATCGCGGAATCCCAACGGTGATGACGCGGCGACTTCAGAATCGCGAGCAGAACATCTTTGACATCTACCCGCTCAAGGCAGACTTGACGCGGGCGTTCTCTGACCTGCTATGAACATCATTGACGGGCATTTGCCAACAATGATGACCCCAAAGGGGATAGAGGCGATGATTGACCTTGGGGCAGATGAGCAGTTTAGATACGAGAACACGTTTGCCTACATCAGTGCTTATCGGATGTTTTTTGGCAGCAGCCCTAGCGTGCGTGACATCGCGGAAGCGATGCAGATAACTGTGTCCGCAGCGCAGCGCAGGGTGTTGGTGCTGATCAATCGCGGCTGGCTGGTGAAGACGCAGCGCAAGGCAAGGACGATAAGACCAGCGTCAATATCGTTTCACGGTGACCAACTAGAAATCATGGATATATACAGGCAAAAGTGGATACGACACATATCGGCAACTGCGGAGACATATGCACCAAATCAAAGTTCTTGGTAAGCCTGAGCCGCAAGGCTCATCGCGTGCGTTTGTCGTCAACGGCAAGCCAATCATTACGAGCGCCAATAAGAACCTAAAACCGTGGAGGGCGCTGGTTGAGTGGGAGGCGCGGCATCAGTGGGGGGGCAAGCCGCCGCTTGAAAAGGCGGTCGCCGTCGTCATTGAGTTTTACTTGCACAAGCCGAAATCCGTGAAGAGGGCGCAGCCCACGGTGAAGCCAGACCTAGACAAAATGGTGCGGTCTGTACTTGACGCCTTGACAAGCGCCCATGTTTGGAACGACGATGCACAGGTGATAACCGTAGTCGCTCACAAAATGTACGCCGACGAAGACCGCCCAGAGGGTGCGACGATCTTTTTGGGTGAGTCTTGATCGCGGCGCTGCTCGCGCTATCCGTCATGACGGTGGCTGTCACCCCGCCGCCTGACGCTCCGCCCCTTACCCCGCACGGAATTCCAACTAAAGGCACGGCTACTTGGTATGGCAGCACACATCCGCAGGGAGAAAAGTTCTGCTACGGTGGCTATAGGAATTCTTGTAACCCGTACAGCACAGGGGAAAAAATTATGTATGCGGCTGTCGGGAGTTTTAGATTCGGCGATACCCCTTACTGGGTTCGCGTGTGCAGGGTCGGCACGACTAACTGCGTCAGGGTGCTAGTGCGCGACTACTGCCACGGGGCGCGTAACGCGCTCAAGGCTAAGAGGTGGGCTGCGACCAACCGACGGGCAATTGACCTAAGTCCAGCCGCGTTTAGCCAGTTGGCTCCTATGCACTTGGGGGCGATTAACGTGACCATCAAAGAGATACGCCTAGCGTTTGGGCGATGACCACGCCAAACCACCACCAAACACAGTTTGGCGCTTTGCTCTCCGAAAGCATGCGGAGGCGAGGGATTACCAAGCGCCGACTAGAGCGCCAACTCAAGGTGACACGAACAACTATTAATTTCTGGCTACTTGGCGCAGTTATGCCTAGCCCAGAAAACGCCTCGCTTCTCTCGCTGATGTGCGACGAGCCGAAACTTCTGTCGCTGACGGTAAAGGCGAGAACCAGAATGTGCCTTAACCCGTATTGCAAGAAAACATTTGTTGCCAGCAATCTCCGCCGCTCGTATTGCTCTTACGACTGCGCTCGCCTGTCGCGCAAGATTGGCACAAAGAAAAAGCCAGACGCGAAGGTAAATTCAATGCAAGCGGCGATCACCGCGTTTTGCAGGGAGTGTGTGGACGATGGCGTGTGCAGAATCCCATCCTGTCCGCTGAGACCATTCACGCCGATGATCAAGGGCGGACTGATTGTTGCGGAGCGCCACAACACCGCGCAAAAAACTGATGAATCACGAGCCAGCGCATCCGCTCGCAGCAAAGCGTATTTTGCAATTCCCGCCAACAAAGAAAAGCACGCACAACTCACAAGGGATGGGCTACACTCGCTCTCAGCCGAACAGAAGGGCGCATCCAAGCCCTCGTAATGGCGTTGACTTCGCCTGTGGGAGTTCCTCCCCTACAGGCTTCGCCCCCCACGGTCGCTCCGTGGGGGGACTTATTTTTGTAACAAACCTACCAGTTTACGCACGACTTGACAAACAGGTTGTCATGTTTTATACTTATGGCAGAGCGGAAGAGGAAATCCGCCAAGGAGGAGGTGACCATGAAGAAGAAATCCTTCAACTGGGATAAAGCCTTCGCGTCGGTGGCGGCACATGCCGACCGAACCAACGCGGCAGTCGCCAAAAGGCGAGCCAAGGAGGAAAAGGGGAAAGCCCCAAAGCCAGCGCCAAAGGCGCAACCAACAACCGACTTGGATATGTCGGAACTCCAAAAGCGACTTAGGTTTTAAGAGAGGAGGGCATATGTACAACTTTTGGAATCTGTGTCCAGTTGGCGGGATACGCCACGGATACATGATCGTCACTCAGAACGAGGCTGGTGGGCTACTCGCCCACTGCCCCAAGTGCTACTCGCCACGAAAGAAGAAGGGGCGAAAGTGACCGCCGACTGTCAGGGAGGGGCGCATCCCCTCCCGCAGTTCTGGCTGCTGCACAACGGGGAGAACGGCTGCAAGCGATCTGCCAAGTTCGTTAAGACAGTCAACCTTTACAACTTCCCAGAATATGTAGATCAGAAACTGGCACTGTGTGCCATCCACAATAATCAACTTAATAAGTTCCGCAAACTGATACGCCAGCGGGCGCGACAAGCGGCTAAGATGCGACTTATGCCCACTGCCCCCCGCTGCCAATGGCGACTGCTTGAAGCCCGCTGCGCCCGCGCCGCTCGTGGGCGGCTACGCTACGGAAAGCGGGTGTGCGACAAGCACCGACAAAGCATCTTCCTCGTCAAAGGCGACAAGGCGACGTGGGTCGGAGGTCAGGTCTCCAGCGAGCATTTGGAGTGGGTGGGCAAGGTGGTCAGGGGAATCCACAGGACGACAGGCTACTACCCGACCAGCATCAAGTTCCGAAAATCAGATGGTGGAGTCTGCTGGGCGAAGCGCCACATCACAGCCCCAAGCAAGGGCGGGGCTGGGCGCAGGATTCTGCTGCATGAGATCGCGCACGGGCTGTCATGGAAAAGCGGTCACGACACCGATTTCTACAAGACCCTGTTTAAACTGGGCAAGCGGTGGCTTGATCCGACGGAACAGATCGGGCTGGTTGAGGATGAGATCCTGTACAAGCCAAATGGAGCCAAGGCTGCCGCCCGCCGAATGAGGATCAAGGTTCAGCAAGAGGATGTAACACTTCCAGAAAAATAAAGGGTTGACACAGCCAACGCTGGGGTTTATAGTCGCAGGGATCGGGAGAGGAAACCCGACGCAGAGGAGGAAACAGCATGGCGATGGAGGATCTCGCATTGCAGATCGGTGAACTCCACAGGCAGTGGATCACAGGTCAACTAACAGACAGGGAGTTTGTCAATAAGGTGGCACAACTTCTCAGGTCTGCCAGCGTAGTCAATTAATAGGGGGAATTATGCAGTTAAGTGAAGCACGAGAAATTGTAGGAATCCCAGAGAACACAAAGAACTGGCAGCGACTGACGCAGGAGGAGGCGGACAGTCTCATGGAATATATCCAAGGTCAGCAGGATCGGCAGGAATGCTGCTTTCCATATGACTGCATGTGCCACGAAGCGTGCTACGACGGAAACGAGTGCGGCGGATGCCAGCGACGCGCAGCGCGGTGGTCGGCAGTTGAAAAGGTGCTAGAGAAGTTCCCGCTGGGCTACCAGTATGCAGCGGCGCTTACCAGAATCGGTGAGCAGGAATTGATCTCTCGCCAACTTCAAGACATCAAGGATCTTGAGGCGACTGGTGATTACGTTGCAGCACATCGCTTGTTCTACGGAGAGGATGCAGACTATTGACATCCGCAACGCTAGGGTTTAGGATGCAATCAATCGGTTGAGGAACCGTATAGGAGGAGGAAACATGGAAGAACTTGGATCGGTAGATTCGCCAATCACGAAGTGCGTGGGATGCGAGTCCGACATTGACAACGAAGGCGACGGCGGTCGCTGGTCAGATAAATCCAACGGCGAATTCTGCTGGGGATGTTTTGAATCCGATATTGAACACGCCAGCACCATCACCTATTTACGAAATGGCGAGAAGCCAGTTTCGGTCAAGGTGTCTGAGAACTGGATCGTTGATGGGGAATACTACGAGGATCTCAACAAGAGCGAGAGCGAAGGCATCACGCGCAACTGGATCAGGACTGATGCTTGGCGAGGTCACGCAGTGACAACGCTTGGTTACGAGTGGTTTGAGGCTGCGGACGGTCTCTTCCTTTGGGGAGAGCAGACGGAAATCGTCAGCCTTGGCGGTGAATTGCAGGAAATGCACAAGGAGTCAATCCTGCCGTTTGAGGTGGCGCTTGTTGCAGATCCGACCAGCAATGTGTTTGCCGCAGGGTGCAGCGTTTGGGTGAGAAAGTCAGACAAGGAAATCTGGCACGCATTTTATGAGCAGTACGCAGGTGCTGGGATAGTAAAGAAGCATCCGCTTGGCGGGATGACTGTAGATACTAAGGAGGAGGCAAAGTGAAGATCGTACAAGTAGAACTAGAGAAAAAGGATCTCGTTGATATTCTCCACTGTGCAATTGAGGGCGGTATCAATTACTGGGGCGAGTGCCAGAATTACAATTGGAGTGACTGGTACGAGAAAGACCCGCTTGCATCAACTGAGCGATACGAAGGGGAGAAACTCAAGGATCTCCCTGATGACTATGTGTATGTTGAGGTCAAGGAGGATGAGGATAACGGCGAGCCAACACGAGACCCAAACGACTGGTTCAAAGTTCGCAAGGCGGATCTTGAGCGCGGGTTTGCTCTAGCGTTTGCCAAGCATCCGCATTTGTATAACGCACGCGACGGAGAGGTTGACATGGATGCTACTGGCGGTGAGGTCATTATCCAGTACGCAATCTTTGGGGAGTTGGTTTATGGCTGAGGGTTGACACAGGGAACGCTATCGTTTATACTCGCATCAGCGACTGGGAGAGGAAACCCAGCCAGACAGAGGAGGGATCATGGCAGTAGCAATTCAGCAGTGCAATGGTTGCAGCAATAACTTTGACGCAGCCAGAGGAGCGCTTTCTCGCTACGACAACACCACCATGGTGTGCAGCGACTGCGGGCAAGAGGAGGGCATGGCTCAGTTTGTGGCTTACGGCTACAACATTGACCCAGCGTCAATCCTGCTAGGCGCAGGAAAAATTGACTGGGCGACCCTCGCAGGGGGGAAGGAGTGAATATGACAGAGCAGAAATTCAAAATTGTGCGAATGTTTTATGAGGATTATCCAGAGAAAACCATAAAGCGCGGGCTGACCTTGGAAGAGGCACAGGCTTGGTGCAAAGACCCAGAGACCAGCAGCAGTACATGCAAGAGCAAGAAGGCACGAGCCATCTTTGCAAAATACGGCGAATGGTTTGATGGATATGCGGAGGACAATTGATTATGGCAATCGGTGGAATTAATATGGTGGATGCGATCATCCGCTACGAGGAGGGCAACCTGTCGCTGCAGGAAACGATCAAGATGTTTTCCTATCTTATCAAGACAGGAGCGGCTTGGAAGTTGCAAGGATCATATGGGCGAACGGCTCATCAGATGATCTTGGATGGATTGATTAGCCCCGACGGGGAAGTTAACTGGGAGAAGATGGAGGAACTAAATGACTGAACGAATTAACACGGTTGCAGTGATCAGCGATGTTCACGCAAACATTCAGGGGCTTGGGGCAGTACTAGAGGACATCGCCAAGTTTAACCCAGATCAGATCTGGCACACGGGCGATCTTGTCGGCTACGGCGCACGACCAAACGAGGTCTGCGACATGCTGCGTAGGGTCAGCGCTCGCGGAATTCTTGGCAACCATGACGAGGAGGCAATCAAGGATTTTAGCGGTGCGCTTAACTTTAACCTAGACGCTCGCGCTGCAATCCTGTGGACGAAGGATATTATTACCGACAGGACACGCGATTACCTGTACAACCTGCGACCAATGGCGCGCATGGCAATCGGCGACGAACATGCGCTCCTTGTTCACGGCAGCCCGCGAGCGCCGATGTGGGAGTACATGTCAGCACACGTTGCGGGCGACGCATTCAAGGCGCTGGAAGAGTTTGACGCAGACTTTGGTCTGTACGGTCATACGCATCAGGCGGCTGAGATCTATCGCCGAATTTCTGCCATAGCCCCAGAGCAAATTGATATGAGCGATCAGGATTTTCAGGACAGGATGGGTCTTGGCTGGATCTATTCACCGTACACAACGGCTGCGCTCAAGCCCAACATGCTGGAAGTGCCAGCGGCTGGTGCATGGATGAACGCGGGTAGCACAGGTCAGCCACGGGATTACGACCCGCGAGCCTCATGGCTCTCGCTGCGAGTCAATGCAGATGGGATTGTTACACGTCAGATCCACCGTGTGGAGTACGACATTCGGGGAGCGCAGCAGGACATTCTGGATGCAGGTCTCCCAGCGGGGCTGGCGGAGCGTCTGGAAACTGGGGCTTGACAGTGGAAACGCTAGGGTTTATGCTTTCTGTGGAAGCGGGGGCTGTCCCCGCAGGAGGAGGAAAACCAATGGGAGTGTTCAAGGCTTTGGACATTGAGAACATGAACAAGAGGAAGTTACTACAGCAGGAACTCAACAGGGCGCAGTGCGATTACTGCGGGATCACCATGAAAGTAAGCGAGGCGTACAAGTGCCACGCGGAATGCGCGCAGGTTTACTGCGCGGAACACATTGTGAAGTATGGAGGAGGAGTCAAGTGAAGAACCTACAGGCTAAGACACGAGATATTGAGAATCCGTATGCAATCTTCTACGCGGGCAATTGGGAGTGGCGCGTGCTAAAGCGCTACCAAAGCCCAGACGGAGAGAAGAAGAATGAATACGCACGATGGCTATGCGCCGTGCAGTCTCCACACACTTACGGCGGCTGGGACATGGGCGACACCTATATCAGCGACATCCCAAACGCCAAGGCGGGGATGGCACTAGGTGGCGAGAATGGTCTGGAGTGCGTAAAGGTCTACGACCTCGCAGCACAGGTCAGGGAGATCGTCCTTGATCCAAAGGCGTGGGGCTGACATGGAAGACGTAAAGGAACTGATCGCAGAGTTTAAATATCAATGGAAATACGCTAGGAGGGAACTTGTGGAAAGCACGATAGCAGCATTCTGGGTATTGATTGCGCTCTATGTGATACTCGTTTGGGGATCAATGGAGAATCCACGATGAGCAGAAAGTACTACGCAATTGTCATAAAGCCAGTGTTGATGTTTTCGGAAGTGACCTCATATGACTTTGAGCGCCATGAACTGAACGACGACGATCTTGACGAGCAGATCTGTAAACTGCTGGGCGAGGAGGACTTTCGCTATCCGCGTGTTCGCAGCGCAGAGGCAATAGGCTCTATGTTGCTGGAAGACCCAGAGAAGATGTCATTCTCTGTTGGCTTCTGGATTGACGCGGAAGCGCCAGACCACGGCAAGATCGTGGCGGGCAAGAAGACAGCCTCTCACCTGAACTCGTTTGCCACCATCATTCGCAGGGCGGCAATTGGCATGCAGCAGGGGGTTAACCCGATTGTGGTCGCCCCAGTTGCTGGGCGGGTAGTGGTCATTGGCGTAGATGGCGAGGAGGACAAAGACCCCTACGCGCTATCCGAAAGGCGCTGCGACCTCGCTATTGCTGCGCTGACCTCGCTCATCGGGAGCCAATATATAGGAGATGAGGAGTTTGACCAGATGTTCCTTAGCGCCTTTATCTCGCAAACCTTTGAGGAAGACCTTAAAAGCGGGATGGTGTCCAAGGGCATAACGGACGAGACGGCAACGAGGATTATTGAGAGGCTTCACAGAATCTCAGCGATTCGCAAAAAGAACAGGGGCGAGGATGCCCCAACAGGCACAGGAAAGAAGGGACTAGTCAATTGAAAGACAGCAGCACAAAGGAATACACGCTTCGTCAGGCGGCAGAGTTGCTTGGCATTAGCCCAACCACGCTTAGGGTGCAGTTGCACAAGGGACGCATCAAGGGCAAGAAGCACGGGAGAGACTGGTTTCTGGACGGGCAGACACTTGCCTACTACCGCAAAGAAGTTCGCCAAAAATAAAAAACCGATTTGCGCTGCGCGGCTTGTGTCTATGTATTGACAATGGATTAAACTCTTGTCTCCGTTGTGCATACAGGGGCATATTTGTAACAAAACTCAGGTTTAGGGTGTAAGGTGGCTATATGACTGATGAGATCATTGTTCCTTCAGAGGCGGGTAGACCAACAAAGAAGACTGAGCAGCGCGTAGAGGCTTTGCTACAGTCACTGCGTGCAGGTGCTTCACGCCAAAGATCTGCTGCATTGGCTGGCATCCACAGGGATACACTGCACGAGTGGATGAGGCTAGATCCCACATTTTCCGACGCTATAGAAAAAGCAGAAGCATTTGCAGAGATGCGGTTCCTGTCTAGGGTTGCCACAGCAGCAGAGAATGAGCGATCATGGCAAGCAGCCGCTTGGATTCTAGAGCGCAGGTTCCCGAATGAGTGGCGTAAGCGTGAAGGCATTGAGTTCTCAGGCGTAGATGGCAAGGCTATTGAGGTGAAATCAGTTGGAGACCCAGCAGAAGAGCAGCGAAGGCTATCAGCAGCCCTTGGACTACTGGAGCAATTGGGTATCGTCGCTAGACCAGAGGGAACGATCCTCTCTACTGGAGATACTGAACCCGAAACTACCTGATTGTGTGCCTCACAAGCCAGAAGTGCCACAGGCGGTATTTCTTAGCCTAGGCAACAGAGAGGCGCTTTATGGTGGGGCTGCTGGTGGAGGCAAGTCTGACGCTTTGCTGATGGCTGCCCTGCAGCACATCCATATTCCGAACTACAGCGCCATCCTGCTGCGCCGAACCTACAAAGACCTATCTTTGCCCGATGCCATCATGGACAGGGCTAGGCGTTGGCTACAGGGTACGCCAGAGGCACGCTGGAATGGCGACCGCAGAGAGTTTCGGTGGGCAAACGGCTCAACGCTGGTATTTGGTCACCTTGAGAACGAAAACGACAAGTATCGCTACCAAGGTGCTGCCTTCCAGTACATCGGCTTTGACGAGTTAACCCAATTCACCGAATCGCAGTATATGTTCCTTACCAGCCGACTACGACGGCTCAAGGCATTTGAGGCAACACCACGCATGAGGGCGGCTTCTAACCCGAATGGGCTAGGGCATGACTGGGTGTATAGCCGTTTCATCCCAAAGATTGACGAGCGTACTGGCAAGTTGATTGTTCCGCGTGACCATAGTGGCGAGGCTCGTATCTTTGTCCCAGCCAAACTTACTGACAACCCACACCTAGACCAAGAGGAATATATGCGCTCGCTCAACGAATTGGACGATGTGCTGAGAGCGCAACTTGTGGATGGCTCGTGGACTATTACGCCAAGCGGGGATTTCTTCAACCCTGAATCACTGACCAAGTACGTTGACGATCTGGACTGGGACGAGTATCGCTGGGTGCGCTACTGGGACTTGGCTGCAACAGAGGCTAAACAGGGCAGAGACCCTGACTACACAGCAGGGGCGCTTGTGGGCAGGAGTGCGAAAACGGGACTCACAGTGATCGGCGACATGAAGAGGGTAAGGGAGCGACCCGACAAGATTGAGGCATTGATCGCTAGGTGCGCTGCAGAAGACCCTCGTGGCACAGCCATCCGAATGGAGCAGGAGGGGGGAGCATCAGGGGTTATGGCAATTGACCATTACGCCAGAAAGATCCTGTACGGCTACGACTTCAAGGGGGCAAGGGTAACGGGGGCAAAAGACGTAAGAGCGCGTGCTTTTGCAGCCCAAGCAAACAAGGGAAATGTGTCACTTGTGCGGGGAACGTGGAATAGCGCCTTGATTTCAGAGTGCTACTCTTTCCCACAGGGCGCACACGATGACCAAGTAGACGCTATTTCTGGTGCAGTCAACGAATTGGCTCGCCTGTACATTGCTGGCTCCGCTTCAATTCCTTCCACAGTACGTCCACACAGGGTAGGATCTAGCAACGAGATTCAGAGACCGCGCCTCTTGGCGCGTGGTTAGGAGAGAGATGGCAAGTTTTAGGCAGCGCGTAGGCAAGGCAATTCGGGTACTTCGTGAGGGCGTATCTGAGCCGATCCTTGGACTCATTGATACAGACGACCACCTTTACAGGCGACTAACTGGGGAAACACGAGACCTTAGCCCGATTACTCAGGAGCGCGCCCGCACGGTTGCCCGCTACCTGCATCGCCAAAACCCACTTGCACGCCGATTGGTTGAGATGACTGCAGACTTTGTGGTGGGCGATGGACTCACCTTCAATGCTGTAGACGAGGATGTTCAGGAGATCATTAACGAATTCTGGAACGATCCGACCATGAAGATGAACCTACGCCATCGTGATCTTGTGGTGGATCTTGCAGTGAACGGGGAACTATTCCTGCGAGCCTACGACGAGAACGGTAAGGTCATGCTTGGCTACATTGACCCAGACCGCGTGCGAGGAGTTCTTAAGAACCCAGAAAACGCATTTGTTGACCAGAGCATTGAACTCTTCAGCAAGCGTATGGCTGGTGGGGTTGAGGAGATCCCGATTATTCAGTCAACCGCAACAAAGGCTGGCTTAGAGTTTGAGGGCGAGGTGTTTGCGTACTTTATCAATCGCCCAGTAGGTGCAACTCGTGGAACGCCAGACTCATTGGCGCTTGCCGACTGGATTGACGGCTACGACCAAGTAATGTTCAATGCGCTGGATCGCGCCTCCCTCATGAACTCGTTTATTTGGGATGTCACACTGAAAAGCGCCGACGCTGACCAAGTGGGCGAATGGGCAAAGATGCACTCTTCTGCACCGAAGGCTGGCACAGTTCGTGTCCACAACGACTACGAAACATGGCAAGCGGTATCTCCAGCACTGGGTGCGGCAGAGACAGAGACCATTAGCCGCCTGATCAAGAATCTGATCCTAGGAGGGGCGGGCGTACCAGAGGGCTGGTTTGCAGATGGTGATTCAGCAAACCGCGCCACACTTGCTGCACAGGGCGACCCAACCTACCGCATGATCACAGCGCGACAGCGACTCGTTGGAGCAGTGTTTGAGGACATCGCGCAGTATGTCATTGCCAAGGCGATTGAAGCGGGGCGACTGCCAAAGGGCATAGATCGCACAGTGACGGTGACCTTGCCAGATCCAAGCGTGGAAGACACCAAGGGAATTGCCGCAGCATTGCCGCAACTGATGGGCGCTCTCACCGCAGCAAAGGACTCAAAGTTTATCTCAGAGGACTCAGCGCGCAAGTTGTTCCTCAGCATTGCTGGGCAGTTGGGCATTGAGTTGGAGCCAGAGAAGGAATTGGAGATGATTGAAGAGGAGGCTGCAAAGGCTGCTACAGAGGTGCAAAATCAACAACCAAGCCTTTCTACTGTATTTGATCAAACGCAGCCCCAGCAGCCTAAAAAGACGCCCGTACAGCAGGTGACGACAAGACCGCAAGGGGAGTAATAATCCTTGCCAAGCCAGACCGAAAACCAGCGCCAGAATTGGCAGACGTCTAAGGCTCGCTCCACATGGGCAGAGTCTCTCTTGCGACGCGCCCAGAACCAAATCACCATTGAGTCTGATGCCGTAGCAAAGATCCAAACAGCCATGAATGCGGCTCAAACAGAGGTCGCAGCCATCCTTGCCGACATTCAGGCGAATCAAGCCCCTGAGTGGCGCGTACGCCGCGCACAGCAGCAACTGGCGGCACTGGAGCGTCTGGATGGGGAACTTCGCAGCAAACTGCTCACCATTGCACGGGCAGCAGCAGAGGAAGTCAAGATTCTGTCCAAGGGCATGCCGCAGCAGCAAGCCGACAAAATCAACACCGAAGTTTCCAAGGCAGCCAGCAAACTGAGCAGGTCAACCGACTCCGCCAGACCAGAAATTGGTCGCTCTACAAATCAGGGGCGTGGGCTAGTCGCCATTGACGCCAGATCAGTAGACATTGCTGTTTCTTTTGTGCCAGACCTCATCGTTGATCAGGTTGGAGCGCTCAAAAAGGCGGTTAAGGCAGAGATCTTGAGAAACTCACTGGCACTCAGTACGCCAGCAGAGAGCATCGCACGGTTGACTTCTGTCGCAACGCCAATTGGGGCATTCCCTACTGCTGCAGTGCGAGCCGAAGCGATTGTCCGAACAGAGTTTGGGCGTGTGAGCAACATTGCAGCCATGAGCGGCATCCAAGCGCTCGCAGCAAATCCCTATGGGCTTTCTACCGACCAGCGCTCCTACATGCTTGACGCAAATGGTGTCATGTACAAAGAGTGGATTGCAGTAGGCGACCACAGGACGCGCCCAGAACACGCCGCACTTGATGGGACGATTATCCCGATCAACGAGTCGTTCATGGTGGGCGAGTTCTCAGCCCAGTTCCCGAAAGATCCAAGCCTTCCAGCCAAGCACGCAGTCAACTGCCGTTGCATGGTTGTGCCTTCATTCCCGCCAGAGATTGCAGATCGCCTTGGCGCAATGCCAGACGCTGGGGATGGATCATTCGGCGAGATGCTCGCCATGATGCAGCAGGGAGAAATGGTTGGCACTGCGACTGGAGGTGGTGGGGGTGAGGCGTTCTCTTACGCTCCAGAAGTACCACCAAACGGCTTTGATTACGACATCGGCTACGACCCATCAGACGCTGCAGTAGACACATTCTTTGTCAATCAGGATGCAACGACTCCCGCACTGAGTGGCGCGGCAGACCCAACAGCCCCACCGCAGCCCATCACGGTGAGTCGTGGGGTATCGCCCCTCAACGTCATCGCTGGCATTCAGCAGAGTTTCGGTCTTATCGGAAATGTGCGAACAAGGCAGCGACCATCAAGCCTTATTTCATTCATTCGGTTCGCCACAAAGATCCTAAACACTGCAGAGCGCAATGCGCTGCTCAAGCCACTGCCAAGTGTTGCAACGCACCAGCCACGACTTTCTGTTGACGCAGCAGAGTTCCAGAACTGGCTTGCGGAACAGCGTGGAGAGTTGAACAGGAAAAAGCCACTGAAGAATAAGAAAAAGGTTCTGATTGACCCTGACGAAGTTGAGAAGACAGTCCTACCTACCCCGCTGATTGTTGCAACAGACGAGTCAATCGGGGATCTATCTGCCGATCAGTTGTCAGAACTTGTCGGCTCAGACAGAAAAAACCAAGAGAACCAGCGTGAATACTGGAATCGTGTGCTGGGAACTGATGAAGGCGGCTTCGGTTTTGGTGCAAACAAAGACATCACCCCGCCTTGGGCAAACGGCAGACTCCAGTTTGACCGAAAGAAGTGGGACGCCTTGCCAAAGGTTGTGCGCGAGTCCATCGTTCGCGGAATACTCATGGCAGAGGGAAAGAAGATCGGGGCGAACACAGCAGAACTCATTTCTGGCGGTGGGCGACGAGGATCAGAGGGAATTATCGGCGACCTTGGCAGCGCGCTGGCGTCACGGGCGCTGCTGCTTAAGGAGAAGGGTGGCTGGGACGGATCTTCTGCTCTGCTCAAGGGACTGCTGGATATTGTCAGCGACGATGCACAGGGGTATGGAATTGGCAGAACGCCATCAGACCAGACAATCACTATCCCAATCGGAACCCCAGACCAGAATCAGGGCTTTGGATATGGCGACGACAACCCGATCCATCCCTACCTGTACAAAACTTCTTTTGCGTTCATTGGCAAGTACATTCCAGTACAGGATCTGACGCTTCGCGTTGCAGATCTTCACAGGGAGGTTGTACTAAACATCAGAGTCCCAAGCGACCCAGAAGAGCGCGCACTGTTCTTTAAGGATATGCGTGAAATGGGCAACGTAGATATGTCAAAGGTAGATATTGCTGCGGGGACACTCACCCTTGGCGTCAGCGGTTATGACTTCGTGATGAATTACTTCGTCCCAGATACTCGCCTGACTACGACTGTCGCGGGGTCAATCCCGCTTGGGACTGTTGGCGACATCTTTACGCTTCCAGTGGCAGGGAGGACGGAAACATCGCAGGACTCCATCAACACGAGTGTTTGGTACACAAACGAAGACGGTCAACTTGTCTTTGACTTAAGTCAATACATCGGCAATGAAGAGGCTCGCGCACTGATCCTCAAGCACAACGCAGACACTGGCGAGTCAATCATTGACGCTGGCAGGGGCGCAGATCTTGTAGACCTCGTTGACGCCAGCGGTAAGCGCATTTTCCAGATGCACGATCTTGTTGACCCTCCAGCGCCACAGTCAATCATCCCTGCTGACGGTAAGATTGTCGGGGTAGATAATATCTTTAACTTCCTGCACAACAAGACAGGCGTATACGACGTAAACCTTACAAAAACGCACTACGCACTTGGCGGGTGGAGGCTGGCAAGGGAGACGGAAGTCCCTGTGCTTGTGTTGCCTCCCGCGATCAATAGCAGGGATGTCGCAGTGCCATTTCTTTCGCATCTAGAGAAACTTCTTGGCTATTACCAGAAGTCTGGAGCATTTAATCCAGCAAAATTACTGCCATTCAACAAGCGAATTGGGACGTACAAGCCAAAAGACAATTTCTACCTCAACATCTTTGGGGAACTCATTGAGGACGGGTCACTTAGGACGCCTAACGCAGAAGGAGCCGACCCTGTAGTCCTCTGGGAGACGCCGCCAGCCTCTATCGCCGATGCTGATGCTATTTTGCCTCAGTTAATCCTGATCGCCAATAAAAAGCGACGCGGAGAACAGTTGACCGATGAGGAGCGGGCGACATACGAAACCGCGACGAACCGCTATGGTGATTCAAACAGGAAGTTTGAGGACATTGTTGACTGGGCGAGCGGGTTTAGCGATGTTGACAGCACAATTAGAAACTCAGTTGAAACCGTTGCGTTGCGAAGGAAACTAAAGACCCTTGGTCTTGATGTGAATGAAGATTTCGCATTGTGGAGAGCCGAAAAACTAAAGAACACTGTGTTTGGTGAAGTTGCGGAAAGGATCATTGCTGCAAATCCGCAACTCCCACGGTTGCTTATCCTCCGAAGGCTGTTTGGAGTGCATGGTCTGACTGGCGGCGGCGTTAAAGACGCCCAGTACACTGGATTCGGAGGAAAACTAGACCCGTTTGCAGAGAGCAACGGAGCAGACGCCCTTGACTTGATGCAGTTTGCTCAGGAGCGCGGCATTACGCCAGAGCAGGTGCTTGGCGAGCAGCGGGTTGCCATGCTACGGAAGTTATACGACGCAGATCTTTTGACAGTGCTTGTTAGCAGCAGGACTTCCCTGAACGGGATGCGCGACGGTCTTGGAAGCGGAATGGCGAGCATTGCCCTTGAAGATTCTGGTGTCGCCGTTTCTGCTGCGAAGAAGTTAACGCTCCTCGTTCCAGCGCCTCTTGGCGAAGACGGCGTGACTTACGAGCAGTTGAATCAACGAACAGTCGTTGAGATCCCTGCAACGGTTGACTATTACGACGCGAACGCTCCGATGGGTGCTGGGGAGATTCTCCTTCAAGACACAAGCCTCCCGTTTAGGGCGATCAACGAGGTTGCGATGCAGGGCGATGCTGGATTTACGCAAATTCTGCGGCTCGCAGTCGGCAATCAATTGCTTGGTCTTGCCAACGCTGGACTGTTCCGAACGCTCTCCTTCAGGTCGGATGCAAGACAATCCCCAAGAGTTTCTGGTCGGCTTCGGGTTACTGAGGATCAAAGCGCGACTGAGTTGCCATCATTTAGCGCGCTCAGTCTAGCAAAGGAACTCCAGTCTTCAGCAAAGAAGTCAGCCCTCCTGCTCGCTGATGGAGTTGCGAGAGACGCGCTTAACGACCCGCTCCAATTTGAGGATGTGCTGCGAGCAGTGGCAAGGGCTGCAGTTGAGCGCGGGGCAAGCGAAAGCGACCCTCTTATTGCGGCGCTCCTTGCCATTCCACGCTTGCAAGACGGATCAGAGGTTGTTGCAAGCCCGTTTTGGGAGAACAAAAGAGATTTTGACGGTGCAACGCTGCGAATGAAAGAGAACCCAGCACTGGCAGGGAACCCTCACTATGCCAAAATTCTAGACACCCTATCCGCAACTAATCGTCGCTATGCAACAAGACCAATAGATTTTGTAGATCTGTCGGCTCTTGCTGAAACGATCATCCCAATGCCAGAGCAGCCACCGACGACCGCATCGCCTGAAGCGATGGGAGTCTTCTACAAGGAGCGCTCGCTTGCCGTTGACGCGAGAGTGGATCTTGTCAACAGAATGGTTCAAGACCCTTCATTTATCTTGCGGGCAATCCTTTCTCGCGCATATACAACAGACCAGCAGAGGCAACTGATGGGTTCTCTCGCTCCGTTCAAGGGTCAAATGCTCAAGAAGGATGCCTCTTGGACGACAAAGCCAGTAGACGTTTCTTGGTATGAACTTGAGGCAACGCTGCTAGAGATCATTGCAGACGAAGCGGCAAAGAACATGCCCGCTGGCGCAAGCGACGGGACAGTTCTTTCAGAAGATGCGTTTGGCACGGTAAAGATGACTCCAGAACTGTGGGAGGCGACGCAACTTCTTGATGCATACGAGTGGGATACTCGCCTAAGCCCAGACGCTAAGGCAGCCTACGATTTGATTCTTGCTGCGACAAAAGACCACTCAGAGCAGCGACAAGCCATCATCAGGGCAAGGATTGCGCCCATTGTAGAAGCGCTTGGATACCAGCGTGGAACTCCAGAGTTTGAAGGGATACTTGACGTCTATGTTGCCCACGCGCAAGGTGAACTGCCAACAGGGACAATTCTTGGCGGAGATTATCAGGCAGACGTTTTCATCCCTGCAGTTCTCGCGTCAATCAACAGCAAATTGGTTAAGTTTGGAAGGCGCGGCATGAGCGACATCCCAGCAGACGGCGCTGGAATGGCTATCGCGTCTAAGTGGAGAAAGTATGGTCGGCTAAGGAATCCAGAGGCGGATTATGATGAAGCCGCGCCATACACGCCACAGAAACTTCGCCTTGTTGCAAAGGCTGTGCGAGACCATCTTGTCAACTTGCAACTAGAGCGTCAATCGCTTGCCAGAAAGCAAATTGTTGATGCGCTGAACCAAAATAACGCTGAACTTATTGGCGGGCGCATGAAGGCTGCAGAGTGGGCGGCAAAAGCACGCAAACTCATCCGCGCAAAGCGTTCAGCGATTGAGGCAGAGAAGCAGAGGCTCCGCATCTTGGCGAAGGGAAAGCCAATAAAGCCTGTTTCTGATGAGTTGTATGAAGAAACGTTAAGTCTCTTGGACAAGGATCTTGAGGCTGCGCTCAAGGCTATCCCAAAGAACAAATTCCTTGGCGTCACGGATGCCAAGTTGCAGAGCGAGATTGAACAATATCGCGACCGAATTGACGGCATCATGAAGGGCGTAGAGCAGACGATTATGGGCGTGACGACAACAGAACTTGTTGCGCCAAACAATCCGAAATCCCTAGGCTCTGGCAGCATCAACAAACCTTGGAGGGGGGAGTGGGATGGTCACAAGTTCATCATTAAATCCCTTTCCAGCATGTACGCCTCAGATCCTCGTAGTAGATGGGGAATCGGTAAATATGCAGACCTTTGGTCTGAGAGGGCGGCGCAAGTTGTTGACGAGTTGGGTGGATTGTTTATTCGCAAGGCGCAAGCGTATCTGAGGGAACTCCCAGACATTAGGGCTGGTTCGGAAACGCTTGGGGAAAATACCGCGCTGGTTATGGACTGGCTGGAGGGCTTTCCGAGCGGGCATAGCAGCCAAAGGAATAGAGATCCTCAAACGGCGGACAACTTTGACCTTATGAGTGTCTTTGAAGCCTTGATCGGGAACACCGACCGCCACGGTGGAAACTATCTTATTGCTCCAATTCCAACTGCAACCCAGCCAGCATTTGACAGCGATGGCTACCCGATTGATCCAGTTACTAGACAGCGAACTGGCGCACTATGGGAGAAGTACAACATTGTGCCAATTGACAACGGGCTTGCGTTCCCAAATCCAGAGGTGCATCTGGACTATGCGGGAGGAAACGAGTCTCCATTTATGACAAGCCAAAGCGGTGTAGCCCTTACCCCAAGGGCGAGGGAGGTGCTGCTCAGGCTCTGGTCAAACAGGAGCGAATTATATGTCCGACTCACAACTCTGGCTGGAGCGAGCAAGACAAGGGGTTTCTTCTACCGAATGATCTGGATGCTTAGGTCTGGGGAATTCATGGGTTGGGACACTCTTGCGGGCGCTGAATACAACCCGCTGTCGCCAAATGCTGACGCCACTATTCGTGGCGCGTTTGACGAAGGTCAGTCGCTGCTGGACGCAAACATTACAAGCCCAATTATTGGCGTAAGGGAAGACCCGAACAGAATTGAAGGGCAGATCCCTGCTCTTCCATTGAGCGGCGAGCCGCAGAACTAGGAGAGACCAAATGCAACTAGAAATTCAGATCTACCAAGATAACGACCTGCTTGATTCTGGCTGGGAGTTGATCGGCACGGTGCGATCTCAGGACGGGGAGGAATGCACCCTGCACGCTGGGGCTACTGGGCGGCTGGGCGCTTTGTTAACCGAATTAAACCGCTACGGCGTTCGCGACTGGGTGGCATTAAAGCCGATTTCTTATGAGGCTGGGAACTTTTATATTGCAAGCCTTGCTTGGTTCTACACCCGAAACCGAAGGGCGGCTATCATGGTTTTGAACGGGAAGGAAATCTCCATTGCGGAGGTGATTGATCTCGTTTACCCAGACTGGGAAAATAGACAGAACAAAGAATTGGAGAACATAAATGTCCAAAGACAAGGAAATCGCAACGGAGGCACGGGAGCCACAGGTAGCGCCAGTGAAGGAACAGCCAAAGAAGGCTGATCTTGACTTGGCAGAGGGTGAAGTTGTTCTTGCAGAGCGCAAGGATGGCGACACGCTTATTATTGTGACCTCGTTTGGTCGCAAGATTGTTAAGCAGGGCAAGTAACAGTGGCTGGCGAATACACGCTTAGGATTGAGCAGGGGGCGACGCTTTCACTCGTCGCAACTTGGAAAGATTCGTCGGGAACGGCGATCAACCTAACGGGTTATACGGCTCGCCTGTCGGTTCGGACGCATCATTCCTCCGATACCGTTTTGCTTTCGCTTACGACAGCCAACAGCGGCATTGCGCTTGGCGGCGCGGCTGGAACCATCACGGTGACGGCTACTGCAGTTCAGACCGCAGCGCTTACAGCGCCAGTGACTGGTGTCTACGATCTTGAATTGGTCTCTTCTGGAGGGGTAGTGACTCGTCTCATTGAGGGAGGAGCAGTCATCACGCCAGAGGTCACGCGATGAGCGTCACCGTAACCCAGAACACCCAGACCGTTGAGATCGTTGATCAGAATGAAACGGTTATCGTCTCCCCAGTTGCCCAGTCGGTAACGATCAGCACGGTAGGCGCTCAGGGCGTGGCTGGAGCCGCTGGTGCTACGGGAGCCACGGGCGCTGCTGGGGCTGCTGGAGTCTCACACGCCACCTTTGTCTACAACCAAAATGTGCCAGCGAGCGTTTGGGACATCACCCACAACCTCGCCGCCTACCCTTCGGTGTCGGTGATTGACAGCACGGGCGGTCTTGTTTTTGGAGAAATCAATTACTTCTCAAATAACCGTATAATCATGACGTTCTCTGGGTCTTTCTCAGGGCAAGCATTGTTGAATTAAGGAGATACGATGGCTACGAAGTTTCTCGCAAATCTTAACCTCAGTCAAAACGAACTCCAGAACGCCCGAATCCAGAACCTAACAACCACACAGATCAACGCGATCTCCCCTGCGGTTGAGGGTCAGATCGCCTACGACACGACTCTTGATGTTCTCAAGTACTACAACGGGGCTGCTTGGACTGCTCTTTCAGTCGGCGGCGGAACTGTCACTGCGGTTACTGGCACTGGCGCAATCGCCTCAACGGGCGGAACGACCCCCGCTATCTCCATTGCTGACGCTACAACAAGCGTCAAGGGCGCTGTAACCCTTAGCGACTCAACCTCTACGACCAGCAGCGTCCTCGCCGCAACGCCTACTGCGGTTAAGTCCGCGTATGACCTTGCCGCTGGCAAGGCAAGTTCAGCCGACAAACTGAGCGTCTTTGCCGCGACGACCTCAGCAGAACTTGCTGGCGTCATCTCTGACGAGACTGGCACTGGCGCTCTGGTATTTGCCAACACCCCAACCCTTGTTACGCCAAATATTGGGGTAGCAACAGGTACAAGCCTTGTGCTTTCTGGCGACCTTACGGTCAACGGAACAACCACAACGGTCAACTCAACAACGGTGGCGGTTGACGATAAGAACATTGAACTTGGATCTGTCACAAGCCCAACGGATGCTGGCGCTGACGGGGGCGGCATCACCCTCAAGGGTACAACCGACAAGACGTTTAACTGGGTAGATGCCACAGATTCGTGGACTTCATCTGAAGACCTCAACCTGCTCACGGGCAAGGTATACAGGGTAAATGGCACGGAAGTCCTTAGCGGAACCACGCTCGCCTCTGGGGTAACTGGCTCAAGCCTTACGTCAGTTGGGACGATTACCACAGGCGTGTGGAATGGTACTGACATCGCTATCGCAGACGGCGGTACTGGTTCTGGCACTGCTGCTGGCGCTAAGACAAACCTTGGCTTCATGACCCGCTATGCATTCACGGGAACGTGGACTGCTGGCGAGACCAAGACCATTACGCACAACCTTGGAACAAAGGACGTAACGTTTAGCGCATACGACTCTTCAGATAACTACGTCATCGCTGACGTTGTTACCGCAACAACAAACACCATTACCGTAATGTGCAGCGTTGCTGGGGATTACCGTATCGTCGTAATCGGCTAATAACCAAGGGGGGTTTATATGCCCAAGTTTACTGCGTCATTAAATCTCCCAAAGTACGCTACGGCTCCATCCGCCCCAGCAGACGGAGACGTTTACTACGACACGACAGACAACAAGGTCTACTCGCGCATCAGTGGTGCGTGGGTAGACCTTGCTCCAAGCGGCGCTGGTTCTGGCGATGTCACCCTCACGGGGACTCAAACTCTTACAAACAAAACACTGACAGATCCCAAGGTGGGAGGGACGCTTACCGTAGACAACAACGCCTCAACTCCGATTGGGATTGGCGGAGTTACAGGAGCAGTAGTCCATGCGGTCGGCGTAGACTCAAGTTCTACGGCGGCACTAGTAGACGCACACGGGACTGGGGTGAGCGGTACTTTTGCAACTCGCCTAAGTCGCGGAACAGCGGCATCACCAAGCGCAGTTCAATCAGGAGACACGCTCGGAAAAGTTAGCGTTTTAGGATATGGAACAAGCGACTTTCCAAGCACAAACAGTGGTTCACTAAAGTTTGATGCCACAGAGAACCATACAAATAGCAACAGGGGAACAAAAGCCGTTATTCAGGTAACTGCAAACGGCGGCAGTTCGCTCTACGACGGTCTTACGGTTACTTCAGGGGGGGCTGATATAAGCCTTGGTGCATCATATAAAATTGATGGAACTGACGTTCTTTCTGCAGCATCACTTGGCAGCGCTGTTGTTTCCTCTTCGCTTACATCTGTTGGAACGGTTACTGCTGGCACATGGAATGGAACTACAATCGGGATTGCGTATGGAGGCACTGGTCAGGACACTGTGGGGGAGGCGATCAATGCCCTTCTCCCAGTTCAAACAAGCCACAGCGGTAAATTTCTTACCACAAACGGGACTGACCCTGCATGGGGAGACACAAATAACGTCACAATTGACGGAGGGGGAGCATAAAAATGAAAAACATAACGTTTACTTCAAAGCATTACGTTGACCCAGAGTTTTACCCAAAGCCAGCCAGTCAAAACATTCCAGAGTGGTTTACAAAAATGCAGTCGTATGGCGGATTTGGGAATAGCAAAGAATCTGTGATCTTGGAAAAGAGAGCCGACCAAAGCGGAGATCCAAACGCAACTATTAAAAAGTGCGTTCCAGTATTAGATGCAATAACGGCTGGCTATATTTTGTTTACACCCTCAGATGTGTGGGTGGAGGTTCCAGAAAATGATCATGACCAGACCTACGCTGCACGCGGACACGGCTTTAAGGTCACAAGTCACTCTCATGGTCAGGTAGGAAAACATCCATCCGTTCCCAAGAGCAAGGATGTCCCAAAGTTCAACAATCCGTGGATGATTAAAACGCCCCAAGGCTATTCTGTTCTTATTGTCTCTCCGATGCACAACTCAAATGGATACTTTAACTGCCTTCCTGCGGTTGTTGACACAGACACCTACACGCAAGAAATAAATTTGCCGTTTACTTTAATAGACCCTAACTTTACTGGTCTTATTCCAGCAGGGACTCCAATGGTTCAGGTTATTCCATTCAAAAGAGAATCGTGGGAGATGAAAATAGGCGGAGAAGCAGAAATTACAGAAGCGAACAAAGTGACCTCAAAACACCTTACTAGGATTTTTAATTCCTACAAGGTGCAATTCTGGTCAAAGAAGGAGTTCAAGTAGCCATGGCAAATATTATCAAGTTGCGACGAGATACAGCGGCAAACTGGGCGTCAGTAAACCCCACCCTAAACAGTGGGGAAATTGGTCTTGATACCACAAACGATAAAATCAAGATTGGTAACGGCTCAAGCACTTGGACATCATTGTCATATTCTTTTGACACCCCTAGCGGCGTAACGACAAAGGCAAACAACGCTCAGTCTGCTGCTGAGGCTACCGCCGCTGGCGCGCTCACAACTCACGAAGGCGATACTTCAACTCACGGTGTGACAGCCGTAGTTGGCGCTTCAGAGACTCAGACTCTTACCAACAAAACAATCAGCGGCAGCAGCAATACCCTTACCGTCCTCAACAACCAAACTACTGCTACGGCATCCGCGACTGCAAGCACCATCGTGTTACGGGACGCGAGCGGAGACACCGCTGTTAACCAGATTACTCTTGGCACAGACCCCAGCACCGCCATGCACGCTGTAACAAAACAGTATGCGGACAACATTTCTGCTGGGATTCACGCCCATGAAGCGGTCAAGGCAGCAACGACGGCAAACCTTTCTGCGACCTACGCAAACGGAACCTCAGATGCGAGCGGAGGCTTGGGCATCGGAGCGACACTAACCGCCTCCTCTAATGGCGCAATCAGCATTGACTCATACTCCGCTGCGCTCAACGACCGAATTCTTGTCAAAAATCAAACTACTCAGACGGAGAATGGAATCTACAAGGTTACCACCGTTGGTAGCGGTGCTGCTCCTTTTGTTCTTACCCGAACCGACGACGCAAACAACAGCCCTGCTGGTGAGTTGAACGCTGGAGACTTTGTTTTCTGTCTAAACGGAACGGCAAACGCAAACGACGGCTTTGTAATGACCGCCGTAGGGACTTCAACTGTTCCAGTTGGCGCAATCAAAATTGGAACAGACAACGTAGTCTACACCCAGTTTACTGGGGCAAGTTCCATTACTGCAACCGCGCCGCTTGACCTTACCTCAAACGTTTTGACAATCGTGGCAGCAACAACCTCTGTCGCTGGCTCTATGAGCGCGGCGGACAAGACAAAGATTGATGGGCTTAGAATTCCAATCTCATTTCACATTGCTGGAACTCTATCTACTGGAGTTAAGCAGCCGAGGTTCATTTCCCCCGTTGCTTGCACACTTGTCAATGCCCTAGCATATGCGGGCGGCGGATCTGCGGTCACATACCGACTCGTAAAAAACGGCGCAACAAATGGCAACACCAGTGCCTCAGTGGGCGCTGCAGTTGTTACAACTTCTCTATCCACGGTTACATCGCTTGCCGTTGGCGACACACTACAAGTTGAAATTGTCAGCGCTGGATCATCTGGCGCTGACCTTTCGGTAACTGTTGAAGCAACCTACTAATGGCTATTACAGTTTCTGATACATTCACACGCGCAGATACTGCCGTCGGCACGCTGGGGTCTACGGAAACTGGCGCTACGCTGGCTTGGCAGAACGCATCAAATTGGCAGATTAACTCAAATACTGCGCTGAACAACGGCACTACTGAATCGCCATCGTGGATTAGCAATGGTCAGCCCAACGCTAATATTTTGATGTCAACAAATAATCAAAATGGCGCAGGAATAGCATTCTGGGTAAAAGACTCTACCAATTTTTGGATGGCTTGGCTCAGGTCAAACCGATACCTTGCCAGTCAGACAACTAACTGCAACAGTTGTACTGATTGTTCTTTTGGTGGGTGCAACGTTGCCAACATTTCAGGGTGTTCTAAATCAACCTCCACAGCCGTAGAACAAAACTACAGCGGGTGTGGTTCTTGCTCAAGTGGATCATGCAGTGCTGCATCGTATACATGTGCAGAACTTGGCGGAAATGGGACGCATCTTCTTTACACCTATGCATCTTGCGGGTCATCTTGCACTAGCGTAACTAGCGGAATTTCAATGAACTGCTCAGGGTCTGGAAATAAAGTTAGTTGCGGAAGTACGAATTCTGGAAGCACCAGTTGTTCAACTTCTTGCTCAGGTTCCTCAACAAGCAGGAAATGCGGCAGTGCTACATGTAGTTATTCTTCAACAACCTGCGGTGGGAGTTGTGGAAGTACGGGACGTTCTAACAGGAACTGCTCGGCAGTTTGTAGCGGATGCACAACAAACTACAACGCCGCAGCGAGCGGAACCAGTTGCAATATCTGCGGAAGTACCACGACAAATAACTACGGCTACGAATACTACCTGCGAGTAGACCGAATAGTAGGGGGTAGTGCTACAAACGTTACCAACCTTTTCTACGCTGACCTAGGAAGCAGCAGCGGTTATTTTAGCAATATGAGGGTAATTACAAGTTCGGCAACATTTCGGGTGCTTGGGTACACAGACGGAACAGGAACAACTTCAGTGTCAGACACTGGGGTGACAGCCTCTGGGGTTAGCGACTGGCAGTCTGCCGTAGGTCATGGTATTATAATCGGCACGCTAGGGTCTGCAAGTCCTGGAGCGGGAAATACAGTAGATAACTTTAGTTTAACCTACGATCCACTAGGTGGAGATAGCGTGGGAATTATTCAAGGATAAGGAGGCAATTGATGCCAAAGCTATACGGTA